GTTTCCAGATGAGTTATTTGGAACAAAGGCATTAAATCGCCAATAGTCACCTACACTTTCTATTACGGGGCCACCCGAACCAGTAGTCACACCGCTATTGGTATTAATTCTGACATTAATTGCAACAGATACCCCACCAGAGACGCCGACGTTGATCGCAACTGTATTTGCAACCCCAATTGTCTTTCTGATATAACCAGATATGATATAATTAGCTGAATCATTCGGTATAGCAAAAGTTTGGCCTATGTTTATATAAGCCACAGCCGAGTTATCTGTAAGCGTATCCGCAGTCAGTGTGCCATCCGGAGCGATGTGAGTATTCGGAGTAACTCCGGCTCCTACCCACACTACATTGTCAAGTTCCTGCGAACGCAGTATCAGATTTGTTCTGAACGTACTCGGATCGTAGTAACTGCGTGGTTGATTCGCAGCCACCGTACCGATCAATCCATTCGGCAGCACCGTGGTCGCCGTGGTCGCGCGCACGAAGGTACCCCCAGATGCGCCAGCCCCTAGAGCTATATCAACGATACCAGCTCCTAGGTCGATAAATTCTTGGTCAAACCCAATTTCAGTGATAGCGACTCTTCCTCCAGCCGTGATTCCAACGCTTTGGCTGAAGGTTGCAGGATCTGCATTTTCCGTACAGAGCGCTCCGTTAGCATCCACAGGAAGCCCAACAACATAATGATCAATGGGGTTGGTCAGCGAGTGCATAACCCTCCCATCTACGGTGTGCATTGGATTTCCGCCCATGATACCAGCAGGAGCCGAGGGAGCCGAACACAGCACTCCATTAGGACCAAAGCCCACACCTCTCCAGTAGGAAACTGGAGTTCGTGGGCTAAGAAAAAGGCGGCCGGACACTCCCGCGTCCGGGCCGCCTCCTAAGACTCCCGTAAGGGCCGACATTAGATCACCGGGTTAGGTGATCTGACCTTGGTAGTGCGGACGGTTGATGGTCATCCAGGCGAAGTTGGCCTCCGGCACCGGAGTGGTCGTGGAGAACTTGGCGCCGAGGATTTGTTCTCCCGCGACCGCCGCATCGTCCACGCTTCCCGGAGTTGCCGCCAACGGAAACACGTTCGCTCCCGCTGCGACGGCGTTCGGACACTTCACCGCTGCGTTTCCATCGATCTGCAGCCACCCGAAGGAGCCGGCTGGGATTGCAGCCAGCGCGACTCCGCAAGGCCCGACCCCCGCTGCGGCTGGCCCGAGGACCGCCGTGGCAAGTTGTAGATCGAACATCACGAGAGAACCGCGAAGGATAGCGTCCGAGGACTTCACGTAGATTGCTGCTCCCGCCTGCGGTACGGCGAGGGCATTGTCCACAATCGGTACGATCGTACCGAGAGGGACCTTCTGCGTGGTGGACGACTCGGTCGCGGCTTGCGCCACGATCACTGGTGATGCGATTTTGTACGGCATGTGGCTCTCCTTGTCTTGAAGTGGATGTGCTGCGCGCGGCTTAGACGCTGAGCAGACGGCCTTGGAAGGCTTGTCCGTTACAGGTCATGGCTCCGGCCCACGCCAAGATCGCGACTTCCGCGTCTTGGTTCATCGCGAACCGGCGATTCGGGGACAGCGGAACCATGTCGCGCTTGGCGTGCGGCCTCCACTTGAGGAACTTCGTGTTGAGGAAGAACGCCGTCTTGGTCGGCGCTCCCGGGCCGTAGGAGCTCGACGGGAAGTACAGCCCGCCGTCAAGCACCACGTCCGCGTCCATGTACTGGACGGTGGGGAAGCCCAGACGCGCCTTGGCCGTATCCGTGAACCGTTGCAGGAGCTGCAACGAGGCGAGGTAGACGCCCCACATGTAGTTGTCCACGATGATGACATCGGGCCGGTCGCGCCCGCGCACCAGTTGAGCCCAGACGTTGTTGAACTCGCCCTGAACGGTGGCAGCGGTAATCGCTCCGGCTGGGCGCGAAGTGTACGGCTGCCAGAAACCCCACACGGCGCGATCGATTGCGCCGTAAGTGCCGACGTTCAGCCGCCCGGTGGCCGCAGCCAGCGGAACTGCCGCGTCGAGGCCAGAGATTTCCTTGCCGCCGGAGCCTGTGCCGTCGCTGTAGAAGCCACGGGAGATCAGGTTGGCCATCGTCGATTCGGCGACGGTCAGGCGCGAGTCCATCAGGTCGATCATCTGCTCGCGCCCTGCGTTCTGCAGTTCTTCCAGGCCGGAGATTACCACCGGCACCGCAGCCTGCTTCAGGCTGAATTGCGCTGCGGACAGGACGTCCTGCGCCGCGACTGGGAGCAGATCGTAGCCGGAATACCAGCCCGCGTTGCCATTCTCGGCGAAGCTGAGCTCTTCCAGGATGACGGAACCGCCGGAGACGGTCTTGACGTTGCCTTTGTCCTTGATGTACGCGAGGCCTGCGTTGTTGTTGAGGACATTGTCCTGGATTTTCTTGGTCCGGGACTCGATCGTGGTTGCCACGATGTCCGATACGTTTGGGAACGCCATGACTTTCTCCTGATCAGGTTGTGGGGGAAGCCTATTTCACTTCAACGATGGACCATCAAGGCTTCGTTTTATCACTGATCAGGATGAGCTTCTGGCTTCCCGAACTACTGTCTTCCGCTGTGCTTCGCAACTGCGGCCTCGAGATCTGCCCTCAGACTCGCACCTGACGATGCTGGAGCCGCAGGAGATGGAGCACCCGTTACGCTGAGCCCGGCTAACTGCTGAGCCTTGGCTGCGGGGGCATTCAAATTCTGCGCTGCTTCCGCCAGACGCTGCTGAGCGAACGGACCAGCAAGGTCATTGTGTGCGAGTATAGCACGTTGGTACGCGTCTTGCAAGTTCAATTTTTGTCCTCGGCTGGCGGAGAGCTCGAGAAGATCGGCCATCGTATCACGGACGACCTCAAAGTACTCGTTCTTCGGATCATTCGCGAATACTTCAATCTCTGACTGCATCGCAGCATCTTGCTCTGCCTTCGCCTGCTGCTGACGAGATTGAAGATTGCCGAACATCTGCCGCACCGGAGCCAGTTGCCTCTCGATTATCTGCTCGATGTTCTGGGTTTGCGAGCGCATCGCCGCAGCCGCTGGATCGTTGGGGGCTACGAGCATAGACAGCGCCTGATCGAGAAGTTTGACGTCCACGCCGAAGCCTTGAATGACCTGCGCCATGACCTGCGCTTTCTGCGGCGCAGGGCCGAAACGCAGAGTTCGGGAGATCTGCAGCAGATTTCCGATGCTTTGAAGCGGTGGAGCCTTCTCGTAATCGAAGACGTCCTTGAAGTTCGTCACGAGGCCGTTTAGCTGATCCATGCCTTTTCTGGCCTCTGCAGAGTGCTGGAGTACTTCGTCGATTTGGCGCTCGCGACGATGGATTTCCGCCTGGACAGCGACTGGAAGCGTGGCCCAGTGCGCGTCACGGATAGCGGGCTTCCAGCTTTCTGGTGGGCGAATTCCCCCTTTGTGTTCTGGCTTGGCCGCTGGCTTCTCGTCGACCTTTGGCTTGTCTTCGACAACCGGGGCTGCCTTTTCATCGACGACCGGCGCAGGTTTGTCATCGACGACTGGCGCAGGCTTGTCATCGACGACCGGCGCTGCCTCGGCGACCGCAGGCTTGTCCTCAACAAGAGGAGTATCCACAGTGCCAGTTGGAACTTCGGTAGTCGCAACTCGCGACAGCGTCTCGCGCAGACTTTCAGTGGGGGCGGCTTCGGTGGTCATTTTCTTCTCCGTGAGTTCAGTTGACTGATGGCTCGTTCGACGTCTTGTCTGCGAGTGGGGTCTGCACCTGCGCGGGCAGCGATTCGCTGCGCCTCTTGTTTCGCCCATTGCCCTTTGAAATCGTCAGACACCGTAACTCCATGCCGCTTCATGTACTGTTGATGTTGAGTCCGCGATGAAAAGCGCGGGTCTCCCATATCCTGATAGGCGCGATCATTCCAAAGCACCGAGTCTGTAATCGTACGCGCGGGCGCAGCGTAGTCTGGCGTAACCTCCACCAATTCTCCGTCGATTTGAATGTACCTGCGCCGCGTCATAGTTCGCTCGCTAGAATAATTGCAATCACAGCATACAAGTTTCGCTTGGATGCGCTCTGAATTCTGACTTCAACATACTCCTCGCCGCCCTGACTACCAACGACGATTGCCACTTTGTCAGGTTTAATTCCTGCGTCGTAAATGCGCGACAGAAGTTCTCTGACCTCACTGCTGTTTTCGATTGGACCTTTAGCCTTTCGCTTCTCTTCCTCCTCTTCCTTGCGCCTTCTGTGATACCCAGAGCGGGAACCAAAGAATCCAAAGCGTACGACAGCAACTGGCGGCGGAATAACCGGAGCGCCGCTGCCCCATGAATCGCCCCACGAAGTTCCCCAACTTGTACCCCATGAACTCACACTGGACCCCAAGGAGTCGCAACCTGCCCGTTTCCAGCGACTTCAATGTCGTTGACATACTGAATATTGCTGTCAACGAATCCTGGGACGGTAAAGGCGAGACTGTCAGTCTTTGCCTTGATTGCGACGATCCCAGCGTTGTCTGGTGCGGTGTAGCCTACTGCGGCGAGTCGCGTCAACACATCCGCGTCGAGTGCGGCGAATTGTACGTCCAGATTGGCAACCGCAAGACCAACAGCCGCGCGAGTAGCTACTGCATCCAAATCGTTGAATCCAGTTACTCCCACGCCCTTCGCCAGTACGATGTTTGTACCTGCGGTGAGTAAGCGAATTGCCGTGCCCCAGACTTTATCCGCTGCGCCCTGCGCGAAGGCAGCAGCGTCAATTGCTCCAGCAGCGAATGTCGCAGCATCGATCGCAGCGTTAGCGATTGCAGCAGCCGTGATAGAATTCGCGGCGAATGCACCGACTGTGACTTGCCGAGTCGCATCTGCAGTCACTTGCGCAGGCCCGGTAGCCGCAGCATTCACGATGGGCATTGGATCCCATGCCTCGAAGGAGAAGCCTCCAAAGGCATCATTCGCCGTCGCATTATTAGCGCCTCCGTATTTCAAGCCGGTGGCCGCGACAAGTGTCTCTACGCCATACGCCGCGTCGACGTTCATCGCTCCAGGGGCGAGCCCGCCCACGACAAAATCAGCCTCTACTTTGTATAGAGATGTAGCAGCGAGGTTGGATCCACCGACCATTGGCGATGCGCGCCCGACTATAGCCGCTCCGTTCATAACCCCTAGCACGATCTGGGGAAGTGTCGCCGCGCCATGAAGCGTACCGGCGAGGCGAAACCGTACGAATCCATGAGCGGGCACGGTGATCGCAAGGCGCAAGTTCGCTGTGTCGAGCGCAGTCATGGCGAGTGCCGCCGTCGTCACCTTGTTGACTGAGGCGGCGGGATCGTAAATTTTGCCGTTCAGCAAATTCACTCAGTTTTCCCCGGCGTGACCTCAGCACTTGCCTTCCCGCCATCGGGCAGTGTGATGCTGATGCTCTTCTTGCCCGTGAGTCCTTTCAGGCCATCCACAACAGCAGACACCGACTCCATGAGGTCCGCGTGCATCTTCTGCACGGCAGCAGTGTCAACCGTCTCGGCCTTAGCCTCCTTCTTCTCCTTTTCGTCCTTCTTCTCTTTCTCTTTCTTTTCTTCCTGCTTCTCGGTCGCTTTCGCCTTGGCGATCATGACATCGACCTTGTTCTCATGCTGGCTCACAGCATTGCGGATTTCTTGGACGGCTGTATCCACCAAACTTTGGATAGCCATCTCCGCAGCGCGGCTTTGGATTTCTGCTTCCTTGTGCGCAAGCTCCAACGCCTGCTGCTCGTCTGCGATTTCCTGCGCCGTGCCTTGGAATACTTCTCCGGCCTTGGTTGCATCCGCGCGAGCACCCTCCTCCAACTTCATCCGAGCGATGCGCTCGGCGCTGGCAGCGTTGATGTTCGCAATTTGGATGCGAACATTCGCCTCGATCTTTGCGATTCCCTCCTTGATCTGAGAGTCGAACTGCGCAATCTTCTGATCGTTGAGGCCCTCGGCCTGCGTCTTCTGCATTGCAGCTTGAGCCTCAGCTTGCGCCTTCGCCACTTCTGGGTTCGGCGGGGGCGGGGCAGCGAGTTGCTTCTGCACTTCGCGAATGTAGTTGTCGAACAGAGTCTCCACGCCACCAGAAGTGGAGAAGCTCGCGCCAGCCCACTGGAGAATCTTGAGCATGAACGGCGCAGCCGCTGGAGCCTTCTCGAGGAGCGGTGTGACTTGACCCACAAATTGACCCATGCTCGTAACGAATTCTTGGCGCATCTGCTTCTCAGCATTGTAGTCCGGAATGGACATCTGCGTGCTAGAGACATTGATGCGGTACATCAACTCCCAAGAATCCTTGATGAGTTTCACCGCATCTTGCGCAAACTCCCGATCCGGAGTGAACATCACCAAAGACTTCCTGATGATGGTTTCCGGTTGGAAGTGCTTGGAGATAATGTTGGCCTTGATGTCCATCGCGCCGGCGACGAAAGCTCCCACCTGCATCTGGTAGAGTTGGAGGCGGCTCGAGGAATACTGGGCCTTGAGTTGTTGAGCGCCGTAAGTCTCCCGAGCATTGGTCACCCCGCGCATGATGTCGCTAATGCCGGTGAGCTCGTAGATTTGCTGCACTATATCCGCGCGTGCCTCGCGCAGCTTTTCAATCACAGCAACAATGGCCTCGATTGGGAGCCAATCAATGACTCCCTTGAGCCCGCCCTTCTCAGCGAACATAGCCCAGTTGTCGACTGGAATCAGCTGGTTTTCCGCAGCTCGACTCAACATCTTCTGCACGCCCTCGGCCGTCTTGTCGTAAACGCCGACAGCCTTACACGCGTCGATCAACAAGCTGAGACGAACGTTGATGGAATTGAGTTGGGCGTACTGATCCTGCACCATCGTGTAGTCCGCGCGGCCAATGAACTTCTTGGTCGTCGTATTCGCCGCCAGCGGGCGCGGGCAGGGGAAGAATTCCTTCAATTCAAGCGGATCGGACTGCTCATCCAGTATTTCGTCGCAGCCGTGAGCCACCCAGTAGACTTTTCGAGTGGATTTGCACCAAATCTCGAAAATTTCGCCCCGGCGAAGGTTGGATTCGCTATCCACAGCCGACGCGGGGTAGGACTTGCCGTCTTTTGGGATGACGAGCGGAATCCTCGCCCAAACTTTGGGAAAGCGAGTCTTTCCGGACTCTGGGTCCATCCAAACTCGCCGAGCGACCCAAGTCACTTCCTCCCACACACGCGCGGGGGAGTAAAAGAAGTCTTTCCAATAGACATAGTCGCAAGGGACGTTTTCATCTACGATTTTCTTAACCTTTTGGCCCTCCACCTCGTTCTCGACGATTTTCGCGTCATAACGGAGCCATACCTGCCCCATTCCCGGAATAAGGCGATCCTCCACGGCGTGCTGGAAGGCCTCGTGCATGTCCATTCCCGAGCCATTCGGCCCGGTGCGAATCAAACGCTCAATCATTGCCGCCGCAACGCGGGCAATATCATCTTCTGGGTCTTGGAACTCTCGCGCAGCGATGGGTTTTGGGGGATTGCCATACAGGGCCGACTTGAGGATGCCGACGTTGGCCCAGAACATGTTGACTTTGCTCGCCCCGAGCCCCTCAGTGTCCGTGGCGACCTCTTGGTTGTCCAAGTAGTGCCCATTCACTGAATCTCCGGCGGTGTGGAAGTTCTCCAACTCCTTCTCGGAAAGCTTGAGCTCGGATTGCCAAAAGTTGACATCATATCTGGCCATTATCTAATCCTCCCGCCTATGGTGGGGCCGCATGTCCACGCTTGATTCAGCGTAAACGAGTAGTGCGCCGGAACTGCGAAGGGTTTTGGAGCTCCCGGCTGCGCCTTGACTGCTTGCATCTTCGCAACGAGGGATAAATAACGGAAACTGTCGGCGAAGTTACTCGCCCAATCATGCAGCGGCTTGTCTCTGAACGACTTTTTCTCGTCGTCGAACTCACGCTTGTAACTCTTCAGCGCCTTGAGTCCATCATAGCACCCCGCTTCGTCAAATACGAGGTGCTTGAACATCATTCGCCCAGCAGAAATTCCATCCTGGATGCTGAGATTCGGAACGAGGCGGGGGCGCACTCCGTTGGTCAGGAATTGCTCAACAATGGAGCGCCCAGTCTGGAGAGATTTGGCCCGCGCATCCTGCGGGAGCCAAACAGTTCCCATGGTGAAACCCGCCTCGCGCTGAGCGTGCAACCAATTGATGTAGAAGTCAATGGCGCGAGCGTTCCACTCTTGGGCGAGCGAGATCAGGATGTGATCTGGAAACTCTTGCCAGCGCCAGAGCGCCGTGGTGTCCGTGTATCCTAAGTCGAAGACGTAATTGCTCTCCACGCCCGGAACACTCGGGAAATTGCCGACCTTTGCGGATTTCATTTCCGTACCGTAGTAGCTTCCCTTCACAGCGGCGAACCACGAGCACTCCATTTCCGACTCGTATTCGTCCACTGGCATGGACGCCTTCATCTCATCGAGTTCCGACTGCAGAATGATGCCAGATTCGGACGCTTTGAGCATGAATCTATACCATCTGGGGGAAATACCTGCTTCCTCCCAAATGTCATAGAAGTGGTTCGGCCCGTTCGGCGTGCCGATGAAGAGCGCCCAACCTTGACGATCGGAGAGTGCAGGACGCAGAATTTCGCTCCACAAGTTCGGACGACAGTTCCCATATTCGTCGACGGCAACGCCATCGAAGTACAAACCCCGGAAGGAATCGGGGTTATCCGCTCCATACAGCGTAACTCGAGCTCCGTTGAAGAGGTCAACGCTCAGGGCGCTCTCGGAGTTCTTGACGGCCACCTCTTTGGAGTAGTGCTTGAGGTAATCCCACGCGATTTGCTTCGCCTGGGAGTAGAATGGGGCAATATATCCGTAGCGGCTGCGCTCTTTCTGGGAGTACAGCGCCTTCGTCAGAATGTCATTGATCGTTGCGACTGTCTTCCCCGCGCGTCTGTGGCAGACAAGACACGCCCATCGCTGCTCTCTCCCGTGAAATGGGAGGAATTGCGGGCGCGGCGTGTACGGAATCGTTACTGTTTTCATCGCTTGTTCGGAACCCCACCAAAGATCTTGGGATCGAGGCCCTCTAGGAGTTTCTCCTCCCAATAGTGAGCCAGTGTCTGCTCTAAATCGCGCTCGTCATACATGAGCGAATACGGTGTGGTGTAACTATGTGGGATCTTTCCGCCACCTCGCTCTGCAGATTTGGCAATGGCGTTGGCCATCTGCTCGCCTGCCTCGCGCCGGTATCCAATGTAGGGCACCGCCGTCATCTCGCGCTTGTCCCCTACTGCATCCGCTTGATGCAACAGCTTGGCCAATCCGCGCTGCCGCTCCATCACCGCGGGGAGAACCTCGCCTTTCTCCAATATGGCGTCTTTTGGAATCTTCCGCAGTTGCCTCGCCGCCCATGAAGAATTAGTTCCACCCGGCCAACCCTCTGCGTGTTGAACATAGTGGCCCGCGATTTCGTGGTTCAGAGTGCTGAGGAGATCTTTTGGACTGGATTGAGGGCCGAGCCCTATGGCCTTATCTCCGGCGCTAAAGACCCCAGAATCAAGATTCGCGCTTGGATTATAGGAAACTTCGTATTCTTTAAGCCTCGGGTACGCCTTGTAGAGTCGCGGATGGTCGTATACATCTTGGATCCCAGTTCGCCAATTGTCTCGAGCTGGATTTGTCTTTTGGTAGAGCCCCGCGAAGTCTTCGCTATCTGCGGTTAGCAGTTTGCCCTCTGGGAGCTCATAGCCGAACCTTGCGTGCTCAGGTACATGTACCTTGTCTTCCCCTAGTCGTTTCGCAGTGGAGAAATCAAAGTCTCGGCCGCGTGGGATGGGGAAGAACCCCGGAGCATCTTCAATGATGTCCTTCTGGAGCTTCCAATCTGTTGGTTTTGTCTTCCGGAGTACTTCCGCGAGATCACGCGCTCTGCGAATTATATTTGCATCTCCTAAGAAGCGTATTCCCACCGGGCCTATGGCTCCCACAGCTCCCACCCCTTTAATTGTAGATCCGCCTGGAATGAAGTCCGCCGCTTCCAAGATTTCTGGCTTTCCTCGCAGCGTTTGATTCTTTCCTGTGGTCAGCGGTTGATCATATGCAATGAGATCTGCGAGATTTGCCTTCCCCTCGAGCAGGAATTTACCGATGGCGGAGCTCTCTCCCACGGTCCGCAGGAAATCTCCGATCGCTTTAACTCTCGGATACTTAGGTTTCCATTCGGTCAGCTCTGTTTCGTCGTTCACAGCCAACCCTCGCTCACTGAAACGAGCCAAATAGCGAGGAGTGCGTAGAGTATGATGTCCAAGAGGGTCACTACTCCTCCTTTGGAGCGG